ATCCTTGGCGGGGCGATGCAGCCCGACGTTCCGGGTGGTTTGTCCATGGGGGTCCCTTCTTCTCCGATGCCCAGCGAGGACTTGATGATGGGCGTCCCTCAAGATACCAGCCGCGAGGACCTTTTGGAGTCGCTCATGGGTCGTTTTCGCAACGAAGACAGCCCGGAACACGCGGAAATGCTGAAGCGGCTCATGTCGATGAACGCCCAAGGCCCGAAGTCCGGGGCCCAGACGTCTTCGGAGGGCATTTTCTCGCTCCCAGAGGCGCGGACGGTGCAGACGGCGACCGAACGGCTGGCTGGATTGCAGTGACGGTCCCTGTTTCGGCCGATTTTCACCGGGATTTCGAGGCTGCCGTGCGTCTTTGGACCACTGTCGAGCCTTATTCTGGTTTTCCGGCCGCGACAATTGCGTGGAGGCTGCGTCCAGCGTTTGAAAACGGCAGATACATGGTGTTTTGGAGGGGCGATGAGCCTTTCGGGGTGGTCACATGGGCGTTTCTTACGCTCGAGGAGTACGAAACACGGGAGTATGACGGGCCGGAAGTCTTCAAAAGGAGCGATGGAGAGCGCCTCGTTGTCGTAGACCTTATTGTCCCCGGGGGTCCAAGTGATGTATTGTTGGTGTGCCGCCATCTACGCAAGTTTTTCAAGGCGGAGTACGGGGAGCACCGAAAGGTGCTTGCGCATCGCGGTCGTCGAAACGGGGTCTTCCCCAACATAGGTGGATAGAGCATGTACATCCGGCTGCTTGATCGTTTCATGAAGCGCCCTGTGTTTGGCGGTGGCGGTGGCGGTGGCGGTGGCGGTGGCGGTGGCGGCGGTGGCGGTGGCAACACGGGCACCTCTTCAAAGGCCGCAGCCCCAGCCAAATCTACGAGCACGGTTTCTGTCGCCACTCCTGCTGGCCAGAAGACCGTCTCTGCCGGATCGACGGCTGCAGGCATCAAGGCGGCTCCTGCTGCAGCGGCCGTCTCCAACGCACCGAAGTCCGCGGCTCCTGCTGCGAGTGCTCGTCCTTCGGCCGCTCCCTCCACGGCCCCGTCCAAGGCATCGACTGCGTCCACCTCAGATCGCGAGGGCAAGCCAACGGTATCAGCCACGGCTCCGACGCTTTCTCAGCCCTCGACTATTCAACCGCTCAAGACGGTGACTCCGACCACGGTTGCCACCCCAGCCGGGCCAAAGACAGTTTCGTCCACGTCCACGGCCGCCGCAGTAACCCCGGCTCCTGCCGCCGCAGCAGTCTCCACTGCCCCGAAGGCCGAAGCGCCGACGGTAACACCCTCCCCCGGGGTTACCGCCACGGGAACGGCCACCGGCGGGGCGGGTGCAGGGGCAAGCGCCGCTTCCCCGGCAAACTCCGGAACCCTCACCGTCGCCACTCCGGCCGGACCGAAGCCAGTTGGCATCGGGTCAACCGCGGCAGACGTAAGGCCGTCCCCTGCCGCAACGGCCGTCGCCACTGCCCCGAAGGCCGCGTCCCCTGCTTCGGCGACCACGGGCTTGGGGCCGTACCGGGAAGGCACGAAGATTGACGCCAACATGGCGAAGATGTTTGGCCTCACCGAGGGAAGCTCGATGAGCGCCACTGACGCGATTCGTGCCAACAACGTGGCACAGGCGGCAGGTTTGATTGATCCGGCCACGGGGCAGTCCCCGAAGATTCAGGCCGGGGCAACAACACTCGGCCTCGCCGCAGGAGTCCCAGCCCCAGTGTCCCGTCAAGCCGCCCTGCAGGCTGCTTTGAAGAGCGCCCCGACGTTTACCAGCTCCAACAACATCCGCACTTTCTTCCCGGGCCTCACCATTTCGAACGAGATGAACCTCAACGTGGGCACGGGACAATCGGGCCAGACGGTCGTTGTCAAAGACCCGAGCGGCAAGGTCATTGGCACGTTTAACCAAGCCCCGACGATGGCGCAGATGCAGGACTTGGCCACGAGGAACGGCTTCAAGTCTGTTCAAGTTCCGTCGGGCGTGGACCTTGTAAGCGATGTAAATGCCAGCACCCAGTTCCAGACGGCGCTAGACTACAACACGAGCCGCCTGACGTTGGACAAAAAAGACCCTGCATCAATGCAGGTCGAACTTATGTCGCCTGAGCAGTATGAGGCGATGTTTCCGTCAAAGCCGACGGCCCCCGCGCCAACCCCAGCGCCAACCGCCCAGCCCCGCGAAGACAGGGACCAACAGGGCTTTACCGACCCTACTCCAGCACCCACTCCAGCGCCAACCCCGGCCACGGGAGGCATTACCTCTCTTGCCCCAGAATCCTCTGTTCGGCCTGAGCCTCGTCCGGAGACAGGGGGTATCTCCTCCGTGACACCAGCCCCTGCTCCAGCGCCAACCCCAGCGCCAACCGCCCAGCCCCGCGAAGACAGGGACCAACAGGGCTTTACCGACCCTACTCCAGCGCCCACTCCAGCGCCCACTCCAGCACCCACTCCAGCGCCTACTCAGCCGGACACTGCTCTGATCGATGAGCGCGTCGGCCAGCAGCTTTCGGCTGTTGAGCAGGCGATTTCTGAGCGAATGGCAGCCAACGAGGCGGCCGGAATGTCTCGGGACGAGGCCTTGCAGTCGGCTGTTGACACTGTCGCATCGAGTGTTGGCCAGACCCGAAATGAGCTTCTGACCTCAATGGGCCAGACTGAGCAGGCGCTCGGCGACCGTATTAGCACTGTTCAGACGGAGGTTGAGGGCAGGCTTTCGGCTGTTGAGCAGGCGATTTCTGAGCGAATGGCAGCCAACGAGGCCGCCGGGATGTCTCGGGACGAGGCCTTGCAGTCGGCTGTTGACACTGTCGCATCGAGTGTTGGCCAGACCCGAAATGAGCTTCTGACCTCAATGGGCCAGACTGAGCAGGCGCTCGGCGACCGTATTAGCACTGTTCAGACGGAGGTTGAGGGCAGGCTTTCGGCTGTGGAGCAGGCGATTTCTGAGCGAATGGCAGCCAACGAGGCGGCCGGAATGTCTCGGGACGAGGCCTTGCAGTCGGCTGTTGACTCTGTCGCATCGAGTGTTGGGACGACTCGTGACGAGCTTCTGCGGACTGTCGGTCAGACCGAACAGTCACTGACCGCTCGCATCACACAAGCTCAGGCGGACACCGAAACGGCACTTGGCGAGCTCGGTGGTCAGTTTACCGAGCAGCTGGGGGCCTCCGAACGCCGCACAGGGGAGCAGATTTCGGCTGTGGAGCAGGCGATTTCTGAGCGAATGGCAGCCAATGAGGCGGCCGGGATGTCTCGGGACGAGGCTTTGCAGTCGGCTGTTGACTCTGTCGCATCGAGCGTCGGCCAGACCCGTGACGAACTTTTGGGGTCTATGGGTCAGACGGAGGCAACGCTTTCTGGCCGGATTGCAGACGTTCAGCGGCAGTTTGGGGAACAGTTGGGCGAGACGGAGACGCGTCTTGGCCAGAACCTGACGGCTGTTGAGCAGGCGATTTCTGAGCGAATGGCAGCCAATGAGGCGGCCGGGATGTCTCGGGATCAGGCCTTGCAGTCGGCTGTCGACACTGTCGCGTCGAGTGTTGGGACGACGCGTGACCAACTCTTGGGGGCAATCGGCCAGACCGAGCAGTCTTTGATCGGCCGGATCGGCGATGTTCAAACCGAGTTCGGCGGCCGGTTGACGGGCCTTGAGCAGAACATCATGGACCGAGTTTCGCAGCTCGAGGACTCTGGCATGAGCCGCGCCGACGCCCTGCAATCGGCTGTTGATGCGGTTGCTGGAGACCTTGGCACCACCAGAACAGGTATCCTGAGCCAGCTGGACCAGACCAGATCGGACATCCTCGGCGAGATCAGAACCAGCACCGGAACACTGCAGACTGGTATTAGTGACGTATCTGGCCGGGTGTCCGAGCTTGAGCGCTTCCAAGAGCTGCTCCGTCGTCAAGGTGAGTTTGACGCCGGGTATCGTGGCACGGCGGTCGGCTCGACGCGCCCCGGAACCACCACGGGTGCCGGTGCCGGTGCCGGTGCTGGCGCAACTCCGGGTGCTGGCACCACCACTCCGCCAACCACCACGGGCCCGTCGTCCTGCCCTCCGGGCTACCGCTTGGTCACGTATCCGAACGGAACCACAGCCTGCGTCCCGCAGACTTCGGCGACAAAGGTCCGACCTGTTGTTGCTCCGTTCTATCAGCCTGTCGGGGTAGGCTCTCTTGCCAACTACCGACCCTACGTACCGGGTTCCGGGGCGCAGGTAACCGTGCCGACTCCTCCGACCCCTCCGAACGCTGGGTTCGAGCCCTGGTGGGGGGACATGCCAGAAGGATTTATTCCGCCGCCTCCGGGCAGTGTCACTACGCAGGCGTTCGTTAGGTTCGTGAATCCCACGACAGGAGAAGTCTTCAACGCCCCCAACGGAGGGTACACACCCCCGAAAGGTTGGGTGCGGGGGTAAGCACTGCAGCAGAAAGAAAGACATAAAGGTCCCATGAGTCTTGAAACCCTCCCAGAAGCAGCCCTCAAAGAGCTGCTCCTGCTGACAGAAGCGAAAAAGAGGCTGGACCTGCGCGACAAGGCGCAGGACAGCTTCATGGCGTTTGCCCACCATGTTTATGATAACTTTATCGAGGGCCGACACCATCGGATCATCGCAGAAAAGCTCGAGCGCGTGGCGCGCGGGGAACTGAAGCGGCTGATCATCAACATGCCGCCTCGTCACTCGAAGTCGGAGTTTGCCTCGTTCCTGATGCCTGCGTGGTTCTTGGGCCGAAACTCGAAGCTCAAGATCATTCAGGCCACGCACAACACGGAACTCGCTGTCCGCTTCGGCCGCAAGGTCCGAGACCTGATCGACGACCCCAAGTACAAAGAGATTTTCCCGAAGACGAACCTGAAGGAAGACTCAAAGTCCGCGGGCCGATGGCAGACGGACCAGCTCGGCGAATACTTCGCTGCCGGTGTTGGCGCGGCTGTCACCGGCCGGGGCGCTGACCTGTTCATCATCGACGATCCGCACTCGGAACAGGACGCCTTGTCCGACACGGCGTTTGACCACGCCTATGAGTGGTACACCTCTGGCCCCCGCCAGCGTCTTCAGCCCGGCGGTGCGATCATCGTCGTTATGACGCGCTGGGGAAAGCGTGACCTGACCGGTCGTCTGCTTCAAGCGCAGGGCTCGGACGTCATGTCGGACCAGTGGGAGGTTGTGGAGTTCCCTGCCCTCATGCCGTCGGGAGAGCCCCTCTGGCCGGAGTTTTGGGACAAGAACGCGCTTCTGTCCATCAAGGCGTCGCTCCCGCTGGCCAAGTGGTCGGCGCAGTGGCAGCAGCAGCCGACAACCTCCGACGCGGGGATCATCCGCAAGGAGTGGTGGCGGATGTGGCAGCAGGAGGAAGTGCCGCGGCTCGACTACATCTTGCAGGCCTACGACACCGCGTTCTCGAAAAAGGAGAGCGCCGACTATTCGGCGATCACGACGTGGGGCATCTTCAAGCCTGAGATCGACGGCCCGGACCACATCATCCTGCTCGACGCCCAGCGCGGCCGATGGAGCTTTCCGGAGCTGAAGCAGATCGCTTTTGACGAGCACGAGTACTGGAATCCTGACATGGTTCTGGTCGAAGCCAAGGCTACAGGTCAGCCGCTCATCGACGAACTGCGTTTGAAAAACATCCCTGCCGTCGGGTTCTCCCCGGGCGGCCGGGGCGGGGGACGAGACAAGGTGAGCCGGATGCACATGGTTGCTCCGCTCTTTGAAGCAGGCTTCGTGTGGGCCCCCGAGGACAAAGCCTTCACCGAAGACGTGGTCGAAGAAGTCACCTCTTTTCCGAATGGTGATCACGACGACTTCTGTGATAGTATGACGCTGGCCCTTATGCGTTTCCGTCAGGGCGGTTTTGTGGCATTAGATGGCGAAGAAGCCGGGGATGACTTCATCCCACGCAAACGGGAGTACTACTAATGGCTGTTGCACCGCGCATGGCTGGTTCTTTGACCGACGGCGGATTCATGCAAGGGGGCATGGATGAAGAACTTCCGCAGGCCGAGATATCGCTCCCTGCGCTCAACGACTTCTCGGGTGGCGCAATCGTCACCCAAGAGGCGGACGGTGGAGCGACCGTTCAGGCCATCGCCGAAGCACTTGCCGCCTTGGAAGAGGAAGTGGTCATCGCGCACGATGCGAACTTGGCCGAGTACTTGGAGGACTCGTACCTAAGGGAGATCGCTTCTGACCTTCTGGCCTCGTACGAGGACGACCTCCAGTCCCGTTCGGACTGGGAGGAAACCTATACCAAGGGTCTTGACCTGCTTGGGGTAAAGACTGTCGAGCGCACGGAGCCTTTCCAAGGCGCATCCAGTGTAACCCACCCCATGATTGCCGAGTCTGTCACACAGTTTCAGGCACAGGCCTACAAGGAACTCTTGCCTGCGGGAGGCCCTGTCAAGGCCTCTGTCATGGGCCTTCAGGACCCTGAGCGCGAGGCACAGGCCAGCCGCGTCAAGGACTTTATGAACTACGAGATCACCGAGGTCATGGAAGAGTATGACCCGGATATGGATCAGCTGCTGTTCTATCTGCCCCTCTCCGGCTCTTGCTTCAAGAAGGTCTACTGGGATGTCGCCATGCAGCGCCCGGTGTCCAAGTTTGTCCCGGCGCAGGACATCGTCGTCCCGTACTCGGCAACGGACCTAAACACGACCCCGCGCGTGACCCACGTCCTCCGGATGGACAAGAATGACATCCGCAAGATGCAGGTGTCTGGGACGTACCGTGACGTGGAGCTCTCGCTCTACGACGGCGAGTTGGACCCTGTTCGCGAAAAGGTGGACGAACTCCAAGGGACTTCGCGATCCCATCAGGAAGACACCTACACGCTTCTCGAGATGCACGTGAACCTCGATCTCGAGGGCTTTGAAGACCTCGATCCGGAGGGTAACCCCACCGGAATCCAGCTGCCCTACATCGTTACGCTAGACAAGGGCTCGTCTCGGATTTTGTCGCTTCGCCGGAACTTCGAGGAAAACACCGAGCTTGCCAAGAAGCTTCAGTACTTCGTGCACTACAAGTTCATGCCCGGTCTGGGCTTCTACGGCTTCGGTCTGGTGCACATGCTTGGCGGCCTCGGCCGGGCGGCGACGTCCATCCTTCGCCAGCTCATTGATGCTGGCACCCTC